ACCAACCCCTACGGCTTGCGATTTCAAGGGGTCTGGCGTGCCGCGGGCGGATCGTGGGCCGAAGTACAATTTGCGCGACTGGTTCAAGTGGCACTTCAATCTGCAATACCCGCCCGTTCTGGTGGTGGAATACATGATGGGGTTCCCGACCGGGCACACCGACTTAAAGCCCTTGGAAACGCCGTAGTCCCCCAAATCCCTGAACTGATTGGCCGCGCAATCCTTGCTGCCCTTCAAGACAGCCGCACCGCTCGCCCCTCCCGAGCGTGTGCGGCGGGGGAGGCGTTTGATCCCCGCGTCTCCCCCAACCCTTTGCAGAACGTGTCCCATGACGCGCCCTATACGGGAGATCGCGCATGAACGCGCCCGCATTCCTCACGCAATCCCGCGTTGGCACGGTAACCCCGGCAGACGTTAAGTGCTCTTACGCGCAAGTCTATAATTTCCCTCGCAAGGTGCAAAACCTGCGGGCTAAGATCGAGGCCATGCGCGACGAAGCGCGGGCGCTCGGGTTCACTGCCGAAGCCTCGCAACTGGCCGCAAGGGCAGTTTTTGCGCAGCACTGGATCGAACCGGCTGGCCCGCAACGGGTGCGCGGCCGGTCTGCCGAACATGACGCAACCCTTGCCCGCCTGTGGGCCGAGGGCATGACCGGCGCAGAGATTGCCGAACGCCTCCCCAAATCACGCGCCGCCGTTCTGGCCCGTGCGCGTGCACTCGGCCTGCCTGAGCGGCGCTGTGGACGGAGGGCGGCGGCGTGAAACTGCTGATGAAATACACCACCCGCCACGATCTGCCCGGAACCGGCACCTACGCCGAGGACGTTATGCGCTGGCGCGCAAAGCAACTTGTGACCGCTGGTTATGGCGTTGACGAAGTTGTCCGCTGGCTGGGTTGCTCAATCGAAATCGCCGAATCTGCTTTTGCGGCTGTTTATTCGGAGGTGGCCGCGTGACCTACGTGTTCCACATCGATCCGCGCAACGCGCAAGGCCCGAAAGACGAGTTGGGCGAGCAAGTGCGCTACCGCTCGCAGATGGCGCGCCTTGCGCCCCTTGTGATGCTTGCGGGCATCCCGAACGCTGGCAAGCGGTCAGCATGGGAAAGCAGGCAGCGCGCTAAGGAAGGGCTTGTCCCCGGCTTCCCCGATATGCTTGCGCTCTTCGACGGGCGCGCGCTCGGCCTGGAGTTCAAGTCAGGCACGGGCCAGCCTTCCGATAACCAGATTGAGACGCTGAACCGGCTGCACCGATTGGGATTCCCTGTCGGCATCTTTCGCAGCGCCGAGACGGCGCTCGACTGGACGCGCCAGCAAATCCCCGAGGCGTTCGCATGACCACTTTGCAAGACAAGCAGGCTGAAAAGCAGCGGCTTGCCAAAGCCTATCTGTCGCGCAAGCGGCAAGAGTGGGCCGCGCTATACGCACGCGAACCGCGCCTAGCGATCCTCAAAAAGCAGGTTCGGCGCGAGCAAGACCCCGCGCGGTTGCTGTGCGCCTTGGCGGATAGTTGGGTGCGGTTTGCGGATGCCGACATTCGCCTAGCGACACTTCGCATAATCGACGCGCAGGCAAACCGGATGGCTCGCCGGCAAGGCGGACAAGCCTTGGACGATCCGATCCCGCCAGCGCGAAACGTCTTTTTGGCAGCGAAGGAGATGCTCGCAGTCAGATGAACATGAGGGCGGCCTCCGGGGGAATATACCGAATACCCCGGTCGGCTTGTCTCGCCGCGTTAGGGCCGTCCTCTTCCTACCAAAACGACGAACAGAGCAAACGAAAGGATGACACCTAATGAATATTGCAACCGATATGCTGGATCGCCTGACGGCCAGTGAAATTGACGCCTTGCCTCCCGGCACTTTGGCAGACCTTGATTGGCTTCTGGCCGAAGAGAACACCGTCAACGCCCGTCGCCGCAAGGCTTTGCATGATGCTTTCGAGCGCCGTTATGCCTCGCAGGCTTCACAGGCTTTGCGCGCTGATGGCCGCGACACTGGCACCGTGCATCTGACGGACGGATCTTATGCCGTGACAGTCACGCGCCCTAAGCGGGTCAAGTGGGAGCAGAACGTCCTCAAGGCCGTGCTGGATCGCCTCAATCCCGAAACCGCGCGGCACATTGCGACTGTCGAGTTCAAGATCGACGAAAGGCGCTTTGAGGCTTTGATGGATCGCGACAAGGCGCTCTTGACGCCCGCTCGCACCGTGGAAACCGGCAAGGCGACCTACGCCCTGAGCGAAGCGCGTAGCGCGGGGGTGGCGGCATGACCTTTCAGATCATCACCGCCGACGAACGCCTTGCCCAAAAGGCAGGCATCAAGGGCCTTATCATCGGCAAGGCGGGCATCGGCAAAACATCGCTGCTCTACACTCTCGACCCTGCGACCACGCTTTTCGTCAATGCCGAGGCGGGCGAATTGTCGGTGCAGGATTGGGGCGGCGATATGATCCGGCTGCGCACTTGGCCGGACGCTCGCAACCTTGCGGCTGCGGTCGGCGGGGGCAATCCGGCGCTTGACGATGCCGAACCCTACAGCCTCGCCCACGCAGCGGCGATCCGCGCCGAAATGGACTTCACGAAATACGAAACTGTGTTCGTGGACTCGATCACCGAAGTTTCGCGCATCTGTTTCGGATGGTCGGCGAAGCAGCCCGAGGCTTTTAGCGAAAAGACGGGCAAGCCCGATACGCGCGGGGCTTACGGTCTGCTCGGGCGCGAAATGGTCAACTGGCTGAAGCAGTTTCAGCACGCGCCCCGCGTCAACGTGTGGCTGGTGGGGCTGCTTAACGAGGTCAAGGACGACTTCGGGCGGCTGACCTACGTGATGCAGGTCGAAGGCAGCAAGACTGCTTTGGAAGCCCCCGGCGTTCTCGACCAGGTGCTGACGATGACCCAATTCACGCCCGAAGAAGGCGCGCCTTACCGCGCGTTCGTAACCAATGCGCTCAACCAGTGGGGCTTCCCCGCGAAAGATCGCAGCGGACGGCTCGACCTGATCGAAGAGCCGCACTTGGGGAAGCTGATGCTCAAAATCAGCGGCCCCGCAAAATCGGCGGCGGAACGCCTGACTTACCAAACCGAAGCGACCGCCGCCTAATCCCTCACGAAAGAACGAAAAGGACTGACAAATGGCTTATGACTTCAACGATGCCGAAAGCAACAATGGCGGTGGCGATCTGATCCCGAAGGGGACTATCGCGCCCGTGATCCTCACCATCCGCCCCGGTCACACGGGCGATGGCGGTTGGCTCACGCAGAGCAAGAACTCGCCTTACCAGTATCTCGACTGCGAGTTCACCATTACGGGCGGGTCGTTCGCGCGCCGCAAGTTCTGGACGCTGATGATGGCGGGCCACTCTACCCCGAACGAAGAAAAGGTTGCCAAGACGCTTGGCATCACGCGCTCGAAGCTGCGCGGCATCCTTGAAAGCGCGCGGGGCATCGACCCGAACGACATGAGCGAAGCCGCCAAGGCCAAGCGTATCGTGCAAGGTTACGGTGACTTCAGCGGCATGGAGTTCGTCGCCAAGATCGGCCTTGAAGCGGGCCGCGATGGCTACTCGGACAAGAACGTGTTCGACAACGCGGTTCCCGTGACCTCGGCTGAATACGCCAAGGCGAAGGCTGGTGCGTCTAGCGCGCCCGCTGCGCACGCCGCTCCCGCAGCCCCCGCCGCCAACGTCCCCGCTTGGGCTTCGTAAAATGACCGGGCGCGCCTGCTTGGCCTGTCCTTGGCCCTGTAGGCGCGCCTGCCTCTCAGTGTGGGAAAATGGCATGAGTTACACCCAAGACGAAATCAAAGCCTTTCAAGCGATGCTGCCGCAGCTAGGCGCTGCCGTGGCTTCGCAGGGCATCGGCGCGAAGGCGTTTAACGATCTCACCAAGGACGAAGTGCTGGCGCTGTGCGCTGCAACCGTGCGCGGGTTCCGTGAGGCGCTTGCGGTCATATATGACCTAGAGTCGGACATCCCTTACTGATGCTCGACTTCAACCGCACCCCCAAGCGCACGGACGTTCCCAGCCTTGAGCAACTGGACGAAGCCGCACGCGCCCTTTCTAGCGCGCCGCGCGCCTATCTCGGCGGCTCCCGCCTGGGCGAAGAATGCGCCCGCAAGCTGCAATACGAATATCTTGGCGGGAGCCTGACCATGACCGCCAAGCTGCACAATATCTTTGCAGCCGGCCACGCCAGCGAAGCGGCGGTTGCTCAGCTACTCAAAGGCGTGTTCGACCTGCGCACCGAAAAGGCCAACGGTCACCAGTTCGGTTTCGAGACAGCGCAGGGGCGCATCAAGGGCCACATTGACGGCGTGATCTGCGGAGGGCCGGAAGCCCTCGGCCCCTATCCCTACCTGTGGGAAGCTAAAGCTGTAGGCGGCAAATACTTCACCGCGCTGGTCAAGAACGGCGTGCGCGCCGAACGCCCTGTCTATGCGGGCCAAATCGCCACGTATCAGGCCTATATGCAGCTTACCGACAATCCGGCGCTGTTTTCTGTCGCCAATCGTGACAGCGG